AGCTCGATGTGATCGAGCGGCGGGGGATTCAACAGCGCGCCTTCGGGCTTCTTCACATCCTTGAGCGCACCCGTCGCGCCGTCGCGCGCGTTGCGCACCGGCGCCCAGTTCTCGGGCAGTTTGAAGCAGCGTTTCAGCAGCATGTGGGTCTCCTTTACAGTCAGCGTTAGTCGTCGTGATCGGTGCGTCCAAGCAACTGCGCGGTGAAGCCGGCGCGCGTGAGCGCTTCCACGAGCGTCGCGGAGGGCGGAGTCTTCATGAGCTCGGCGAGCCGCTCGCGGAAGGTGACGAGATCTCCGCTACTTTCCGCGAACGCGACCAGCTCCTCGATCTTCGGGCCGATGACCCTCTCCCAGTCCGCGCCGAGCTCGCGCGCGGCGGCTTCCAGCAGCTCCTGGTCGGCGGTTGCCGCGGCCGCCGCCTCGGGCCTCTCCGCGAACTCGGCGGCGCGATTCAACGCCACCTCCCGCCCGCCTTGTGGCGCGGCTTTCTTGCGCCACGTACCCCCGTAGGTCTCGTTGATGTACTCGAGCGATGCGGGCTCGTAGCCCATGTTGTGCAAGCGCTCGTCCACCTGCGAGCGCTTGTCGAGATCCTCGCCCTCGTCGACCTGGCGCCACACGCGCGGGGTCTTCGCGCCGGGGAAGTTCCACTCGGTCAGCCAGCGCGCCGGGCCGCGATTGAAGGATTCGCACACGAGATCGGCATCGGCCTTCACCAGGTCCTGGCGCACTTCATGGGCGTTGTCCTCCCCGCCGAGTCGTCCGGGCGTGGCGTCGCTCGAGCCCGTGTGCCCGAGCACCACTTTCGAGATCGCCGCGTCCATGCGATCGCAGAGCTCCGTGTAGTCGGCCGTGCCCGAGCGCGCGGCCTCGATCAGCTCGATCGCCATGCCCTCGGGCATGATCACTCCGGCGTCGGTCGTGATCGCGCCGAGAGCGGCGAGGAGCTTCGCCTTCTCGGCGGCCGTCGCGTTCGGGGGGTACGTCCCCTTTGCGGTCGGCTGGCCGAACTTCTCCAGGAAGATGAGCCAGAACTTGATGTCGTTCCTCTTGAAGAACACCGGCCAGTAAAGCCAGTGCGCGAGCCCGAGGCCGTAGGGCTCGTCGTCGTGATCCGCCCCAGTCGCGAAATGCCAGAACTTGCGCTCGGGCAGAAGCTCGCCCGGCCGCATCTGCGCCATCGTCTGCAGCCTCAACTGCATCGCGCCGTCGTAGCCGAAGCGGCGGCGATCGCGGACCTTGATGTTCTCGATCGTGACGAAGCGCCCCTCGCGCCCCCACAGCATCTCGGCGACCGCGTAGCCGTAGAACGTCCCGTACAGCATGCCGGTCGTCACGTTGTCCCAGGTGATCGCCTGCAGCTGCTCCTTCAGGAAATCCGCCGCCGCCTTGTCCGCCGCGCTTTTGCCGCCGGCTTCCACCTCCCACGGCTTCGAGACGACGGCAAGCCGGCGCTGCCCGAAGGTCGCGGCGACCTGCCAGTCGCGCAACACCTCGCGGTAGATCTGGTAGTTGCCGGTGCCGCGCGCGCGCAGGATGTCGTCCTGGGGCGCGAGCAGCTCGAACGGCGAGACGAAGCCGCGCGTGATGTCGCGCCCGTCGAGCGTGGTGGCGACCTCGCGGAATTCGGGCTGCGCGAGTGCGGCCTCGGCAAAGCTCGCCGGCACGATCACCCCGCTCTCGTGTCTCACGTATTGGCTCATGTCCATCCCTGAAAGTCGTTCCCGCCCGCGACCGCGCCGAAGCCGACCTCTTCCAGCAGGCGGTGCGGGATCGCGCCCTCGTCGATCCCGATCCCCACGCGGCTCATCCCCAGCGCCTGGAACTCGATCGGCGAGCCCCCGCGCGTCATCGCCCGGTGCAGCATGAAGAGCGCGATCGCGGAATCCCCGTGGCGCGAGAGCTTCTCGCCGTCGGCCACCTGCGTCTTCGCTTTCGGCAGTTGCGCGATGCCGTGCACGACGCGCAGCGCCCGCAGGTCATCGCGCACCTGGCGGTCGCGCGGGATGTTGGTGAGCGTCCCGTCCTCCAGCGCCGCCTTGAAGCGCGGCATGTGCTCGAGGTAGATCTGGGGCGAGAGCTTCACCGCCTGGATGCGGCTCGCGCCGTAGCGGTCCTGCGCGTACTCCGCGAGCGCCGCGCCGTTGCCGGTCGCGTCCATGTCGCCGGCGCGAAAGCGCGGCAGCCGGTCCACGATGAAAAAGAGAATCTGCTCCTGCTGGCGGAACGGGCAATTCGAGAGCTCGACGTGGAGCCGCACGCGCTTCACCAGGTCGTCGCCTTCCTCAGCCACGTCGATCACCGTGAGATCGGACACGCGCCCGAAGTCCTCGCCGAAGTAGTGCGGCAGCCGTATGTCGAGCTCCTTCAGGTGCGGCGCGAGTTCCTCCTCGCACCACTGCGCGACCTCCGCGTAGCGCTCGTGCTCGGGCTTCAATCCGAACTCGGTCGTCCAGCGCACGCGCACGATCGGCGTTTCGGCGAACATGCGCGCTTCGATCAACGCGAGCGTCAAGAACGCGCCGCCGGATTGCGAGGGCACGACGTCCAACTCCTCCTCGGCGTCGTCGCCGTAGTAGGCGCGCACGTCGGCGACCCACTCCTTCTCGCCCTGGGCCGTCCACGTGAGGCCGCGCCGCAGGCACACGCGCTTGTAGAGTCCGGCCGCGACCGCCTTGTCGAACGTGATACGGTGGACGGTGCCCTTGCGTTTCCCCGCGCGCACTTCCTGGATCAGATCGTTGAAGGGGTTGTCCGCTCCGTTGTGGCTCGACAACACGCGTACGCGGTCGCCCCAGATGACCATCGCCATCGCGGCCTTCAGCAGTGCCTTCAGGTTCGCGTAGGCGGCCTCATCGATCACGATCACGCCCTGCTTGCCGCGCAGGTTGGTCGGGGGCGAGGAGAGCGCGACGATGCGCTTGCGCGAGCCGGGGAAGCGAATCGTGAACGACTGGATGTTTTTCGTGTTTCCCTGATCGTCGATGTCCTCGAAGATCCCGTCCTCGATCTCGGTCGCGGCGTGGTGGAAAACGCGCGCCCACATCGCGCACGCCTCGATGTACTCGATCGCCATGTCCTTCGTCGGCCCGATGTAGAACACGTTCGAGCCGTTCTCCGACGAGGCGATGAGCACGTCGTCGGAGGCTTCCGCCCAGGTGAGGCCGACGCGGCGTCCCTTTTCACCGAGCTTGAACGGCGACTCGTCTTTCACCCACGCCTGCTGATAGCTCATCAGCGCCGGCGGCGGCGCCGCGCGATCGGCCGCCCCCGTCTCCAGCCGCTGGAGCGGGTCGCCCGCCGCCAGCCGGGGGGTAGGCGGCGGCGCTTTCCGGGCTGGTCTGGGGCGGGGGGTCGCCATCGGGGCGGTTTAGGGCCTGTGAAAAGGGCCGTAGGGACGCCCTGGAACGCTCGGAGGGGCGAGGTGGCTACCCCCCCCTTGCCTCGGCATCCAGTACGTCAAAACCACGGGTTAAACCCCTGTTAAAAAATCAGCAAATCGATGTTTGGGGCCGTACCACCCGCCCATTCGGGGCTCTTTCGTGCCCAATCACCCCCTGCCAGGGGCGGACGGCATGGAGCGGGCAGCCGAAAATCCGGCAATCCCGCACCCGTTGCCGCGGCCCCGGATCGTCATTGCCGCCGACGCAATCGAAGCAGGTCTCCCGGATGGTTCCGGCCACGCTCCGGTTGCGCGCCTCCCTGTATCGCCCTGCCGCGTCCGCCCGCAGCTCGGTAACTCCCGCGTCCGGGCATCCGGCGTTCTGCTCGACGAGATTCATATCGAGGTAGTACGCCTTGAGCGCGAGAGCCTTCGATTTCGGGTTGTCCCTCAACCGCTCGAAAACCGTCTTCCGTGCCGCCGGCTTGATCCCTGCGGCGCGCAAAGCCTTCAGTTTGGCGTGCGCCTGCCTCAGTCCCTTTGTCATTGCGTTCATGCGACCTCCCGCTTCGGCCAATCCCACCAGCAGCTCCCGGCCGCGGCGACGCTCTTATGCGGCACCGACGTGCGCGATTGCGGTGGCGCGCAGTCAGGAAACACCGTCAGATTGAGCGCCGGAAATTCTCCGTCGCCCCAAACGTGATTGACGATCGCCGGGTGTTCGTGGCTGCCGTTGTGCAGCGCCTCGGCGTCCGGCTGACGGAAGATCACAATCCGTCCTTGACTCGGTTTCATGGTTTCCCTTTCCGTTCATCATTCATCATTCATCATTCATCATTGGCATCAGCTCGGGATGCCGAGTATCTCCCGCCGTATCTCCGCCACCGCGCCCTTCGAGAGCCCGCCCTTCTTCGCGATTTTCTCGATGTTGGCCGCCGCCGCCTTCGAGCGCTCGCGCACGTGCTCGCGGTATTTCCGGTGCGCCACGTTCGCGCGCGTGAATTCGGCGACCGCGCGCACCAGGCTCGCGATGTTGATGCGCTTCGGGTCCACGTTCATGTCGCGCAGGATCGAGAAGAGCTTCTCCTGAATGAGCCGCATCAGCGCCTCGTTCATCGCGCCGTCGTCGTCGGGCGAGGCGTTCACCACCGCGCGCGCCTGGTCGGTGGCGATCTTCAACGCCGCGAGCTTGTCCTCGAACTTCTGCCCGTAGCGGTGGAGCGAAGACTTGCCGATCTCGAAGCCCTGCTTCTTCAGCCACGCCGCCAGCGCCTCGTAGCCGGAGAAGCGGCCCTTCACCAGCCGCTCGTTGAGTTCGTCGAGAACCGCGTCGGGCAGCAGCGCGATCTTGGAGCGTTGCATCGATCATCCGATCGCGGCCTGGCCGCGCGCGAATCTCCCTTCCCTCTCAGGGGGAAGGGCGGGGATGGGGGTGGTTTCTCTCTTCATTCTTGCGTGATCTGCGGGCGGTCGATGCCCGGGTCGCACTCGGCGGTGTACTCCGCCACGTCGATGCCGGCGCGCGTGAGATGCACGAACCAGCGGTCGGTCGGGTCGCGCCTGATCTTCGCCAGGCCGCGCTCCTCCAGGTAGTCGAGATCGCGCCGGATCTCCCGGTGCGTGGCGTCGGGGTAGACCGACTGAACGATCGGCAGCAGCGCCTCGGTGTAGATGCCGACCGGCCGCGTCGCATTGACCGTGCTGATCAGGTACCAACGAATCGCGCCTTGGCGCGCGCGGGCCAGCATGCGTGGCGTCAGGGTCACGGTTTGACCGCTTTGAAAATCTCGACCAGCAGCATCACCGCAAAGGTGGCGACGGAAACGGCCATCGCCCACATCGCCTTGCTGTCGTCCTTCGTCTCCCTGGCGCCGGACTTCTCGCCGCTCTGCGCGGAAAACTTTTTCTCCATGTCCAGGCGCACGGCGGCCAGGTCGCCAGCCTGCTTGTCGAACTCGGGCCGCGACACACTGAATCCGCTCTGCGCGGAAAACTTTTTCTCCATGTCCAGGCGCACGGCCGCCATCTCATTGGAGAGCTTGTCGAACTCTGGCCGCAGCACGGTCAACTTGGTGTACTCCTGAAACGTGGTGCGCCATTCGTTTTGCGCGACGTTGATCGCGG